TATAAGCTTGGTCGCCCGGCCGCTGCAGCTCCCGCGGCATTTTGAGAGTTGGCACCTGCGTGTTACTCTTTCGAATGATGTTCTTTCCCTGCGCCGCCAAGATATTCAGATCAGGATCGCGCGGCATTTGAAACGCAACTCTTAATCTCCGCGCCCACGTCCATTCAAGGGCCGCCTCATACTGCGGCGGCAGCATGATCGACTGCATGGGATTGATAAACCGCGCCAGCGTTTGCTTCACAACGATATGCAACTCATAAATCGTCGCCTGCGGAATAGGCCAAGGCAATACCCTACCAACGGGAAAGCCCGGATCATAAAACACCGCGGCGGAAAACGTGCCCAAAGACTTCAACCGGATTGACGCATAATCCTCATAGGCGTCGATCACTTCCAGAGGCCAATCAAACGGCTCGGAGGCTCCATTGGTCGGCGGAATGCCGCTGCCCGATACCTGACGAAGAAACGCAAACTCCAAACGATCCGGAGGCGGATTGATGTTAAACGGTTGGCCAAGCCCAACCGAGTAGTAATTCGCGCCCGTGGAAACCGCACCATAATCCACAAGCTGGTAAACCATGTATCTCTCGTGTTGCCACTGAGAGATCATCCGATTACCAACGCTAATCGCCTTATTGAAAATCTGCGGTTCGATAAACTCATCAACGCCGACAACGCCCGCCGTCACAAGCGCATCAGTCGCCAACGATCCAACCGTGGATGGCGGCGGCGCTTGCGGCGGCAGGGCAGGAGGCGGGGTTAGATAAGTCATCAGTCGAGGCCGAGTTCTTTCTTAAGACGCTCGTTACTCCAACGACCATCGACTTTGATGCCTTCTTTGTCAGCCAATTCAAGAAGCGCGGTGCGCTCCGTTTCGGATGACACCTGGGTGTCTGGCGTCAACGCTGCCGGTTCTGGCTCTTGAGCAGCCTTCTGCGGCTGTTGCATCGCACCCACAACAGCGGCAACAATCGCCGCAATGGTGGCGGGGTCGCCAGCGTCCTTCTTACCGGCCATGCCAGCCACAAGGGCTTCCGTCAGCCGCTGCGTGTCGTTCTTAACCGGCAATGACTTTCCGGTCATATCGACACGCGGCCTGATCGGTATCGGCGACCATTCCGGACCAAGGGCAAAGACCTCTTCTTTGGTCTTCACGATCTTTTCGCCGAGGGTCGGATGGTACAGGAACGCCGGAAACGGGTGATACCGATACGGCCGGAAATACTGCCTATAATGCTTGTGCTTCTTGAACGCCGCATAGTCGTTGACGTGCGGCGGCTCAATGTCCGGCTGATATTCATCTTCCGTCGCAGGCGCATTGGTCCATGCGCCTGGCGCCCAATTGTTGGCGGACTCGCCTTCTCCCGCTATCTCTGCGTCCAGGTAGACAACGCCTTCTTTGGCCATTTTACTTTTCCTTCACTGGTGTTTGCGATCCGACAGAGGGGATTTCGTTTCCCAACTGCGCAGACATTTCGGAATTGAATGCGTCGATCTGCTTCATTTCGGCTTCGAGGCCGGTCAACACGGTTTCGTGCTTGTCCAGAACAGTATTGCTCACCGTCTCCAAACTATCGCCGCGCTTATCGAGCGCAGCGGCGCGAGCCGTGATCCGGTCAATGCGGTCACGGTTCTTCCCAGCTAGATGTTTAAGGTCAGAAAGTGCCATGCGAGCGCTTTTTCCCTTGAATTGGGCAATGGCGCCCGCAAGCATTCGGTCGAGTTTTACGCCCGCAGGCGTCAGGTAGGGTTGAGCGGGACAATGCCGCGCTTGGCCCGCTCTGCATTGGTCAATGGAATATTGACCGTGCCATCCGAGTTCTTGGTCGTCTTGCTGACGTCATCCCAACCAGCGGGGCTGACTGAAGGCTTCGGCGTAACCGGCGCAACGGGCTTTACAGGAGTTGGCTGTGTTGTCGTCCCAGCCGGTGGCTTCTTGGCTCCATCGAATTTGCCGACTTCGCCTTCCTTCCTGGCCGGAAGTTCGGACGGCTTTTCAATAAAGCCGGAGCCGAGTTTGCCGGCATCCTCTTTGTTGTTGACGATGACACCGACATGATCTCCACGAGTATCAATGTGCGTCTGGAAGCCGTATGAGGAATCAGGAAGCGTCCGGCTATAAAGCATCTTCGGGTAATCGTAATCCGGCAACTCAACTTCCGCCTTACCAAGCAAATCCTGTATCTGCTTCAGATTGGCCGGATTCGGATCGGCATTGAGATGATGCGCGACTTTCGTCAAGAACTTCGCATAACGAGCATCTTTGACATCGGCCTCAACTGGCTTGAATTCACCGCGAATGCGGTCTGCCGCCTCTTCCGAAGTAATACTTCGCCGACGATCCGACTTATCAGCCGGGACCGTAGCGGATAACGCAAGAGGCTCCGGCAAGTCACCGGAATGCACGCCAACAAGATTCTGCGATTGCGGGTGCGGAAGTGGGGTATATTCATGTTGATAGTTGATCTGCGCCGCCCGATCCGCATCGTACACGCGCTCGGACTCCGTGCGCGGCTTTAGCGGATCGCCTTTCGTGTAGGGGCGATTGATATTCTCTTTGTCGTCAAGCACACGTTGTTCTTCCGTGCGATATTCAAGTTCTGACATGGGATTGTTCCTTTGATGGAGCGGAGCGCGCTAAGCGCCCCGCTTAGATAACGATTACCGAAGTTGTTTGTTCAGATCACAGGCTGTCAAGCGTGGCTACCGCCCATTCTGGCCTGGGCCAGTAATATCCGAAGAGAACATCTATTCTATCGACCGCTTGATCAGTTCCAGGTTCATACGAAACAAGGCTGCGCAGCGAGCACCGATCGAACTCATGACGGTCCGATTCAACGACGCCCTTGCCACCCGGCGGTATCCAGAGCGGAGCAATGACGAGCGTCACTGCGTCGCGCTGGAATGCGATCGACTGGCGATAGGTCACGGAGGCATTGGCAAACGGAGTGATAACCGCGCCGCTCGCCGGAGATGCCGTGACGGTCATGTACGCCTGTGCGGTGTAGGGAAGATTGGCGTATGCGACCTGAGACGCAGGAGGGATCAATGCCGGATAGATCGGGATTGACGTCGCACCGTTCAGGACATTGGCGGTAACGACGAATTGTCGTGCCAAGCCGGTCGAGGCAAACGTGACCCTGTTAACGGCAAGCACTCCGGCGATAGTGATAATATCGCCTTGGTTTAGCGTACCACTTAGAGCCGTAATGGTAACCGATGTCCCGGTCTGGCTGGCGCCGCTAACCGCCGCAGTCGTCGCTGATCCAGTCGTATGCTTGATGACGGTCTGGTCCCGGAACATATCGAATCCGAGAGCATTTTTCATCATGCCGGTACGGAACTGCGACGAGATCGTTGCCGCCGGATTGAACTGGCCGGCAAGTGACGTCACCAGCTTGGCGTCGGTATGCGGATCGTTGGCGAGCTTGCGAGCGTCCATCGTTCCCATATCGGGAGCCGAGTTGTCGTCAAGCAGAGCGCCGGCATTTAGCACCGGAGCTTGATTGATCGCCAGAATGTTGTTGTTCGCATCGACATTGGCCGCGGCATTACAAACCGCGCCTTGGCTCGAAAGCATCAGCGTTTGCGCAACGTTGCCGGCAAGCTTATTAATGCGCGGCATGATAAAGCGTTCCGCATAGTCCTCGATCGACAACGTGCGTTCCGCCGTGGTGAAAGCGATATCAACGTGCCTCTGCGTGGAGACAGTCAGCACCACCTGTTGCTCGATGGTATCCTGCAATGAAATGCCGGGTCCATCGGTCACCGAGTAGTCGTTCGGAATGCGAATGCGGAGCTGTGCGCCGATCTTGGCACCCTCAACACCAAACCGATCATCGTAGTCACGATTGACCGACATCAAGAACATATTGGAGTTGAGGAACAACGGAACGGAATAGCGGGTGATTTGACTCACCGTGAGAATTGAGTTTCCAGCCATGGGGATGGCATCCTGTAAATCTGGGCGCCACCTCTATGGGCGCATGGTGTTTGGGAGCTTTTTTCAAAGCGGTTCATCCCTGGTCCCGAGTCAGGGAAGGCGGAATTGGCGGGAGATTTGCCTGGTGTGCGGTCCAGTAACGGGCGCTATTGCCAGTCAGCACGTCGCTCGAGTCGTGCATCCATCAGAGTGGCGAACGATAGGCGCCAGACATTGCTGTCCGGCGAAAGAAGATATTTCGGCTTATCCAGTTCTCTTGAGATAGGTACTTTTGTACCAAACTTCCCATTCCGAATCCGACATACGCGCATCGCCTTCCGGCGTTCGCGGATCGATATCGGGAGCGGCGGCATGCGGCGCAACCGCGGGCTTCGGCGCTGGCGCCCTGCTGATTGCAGGCTTCGGCGATGGGTCCGCAGGCTTGGGATCGGCAGCGAGCTTCGGTTCGGCCATGGCGTCAAACATCCTTGTTATTTCTGCGACACGCCGCGTTTGTGGCATCTTAGCGAGCAGAACCGCTTTTTCAGGATCTTGCGAAATCTGGAACATGAGTTCGTGCGCCTTTGCGGGGCCAACTACGTCCACAACAGTTCCGACAAATTCAGTGGAATTGGCTCCATAGGCATCAAGTGCTTGCACGGCATCGTTCCAACGCATGCCGTAAGCCTTGGCTCCGGTCTCGCTGATGTTCGCCATATCGCGTTTGAAAACAATCTGTGCGGCTTCCTGCTCGACCGCGGAGCGGTCTTGCGGGACTACAGCAGGACGCTGTGTGGGACTGGCTGTCTCGGCTGGCTTAGGTTCGGTCTGGAGCCGCTTGATTATTTCTTCGTAAGAACTGGCACGCTCCGCGTTTTGCCGCGCAAGTTCCTCTGCGGCCTGTCGCTTATTAGTTTCCTCGCCAATGCGTTCCAATGCCCATTTCGGGGCGCTCGGCGGAGGAGCGGGATCAGGCTGCGGCTCGAGAGCAAGTTCTGGCTCGTCAGGTACCGGACCGGCAACGGGATCGACGGCATCAACCACGGCCACAACCGGCTCAACTACTGCATCAGGAACGGGAACAATCGTATCATCTGGCGGCATAGAATCCTCGTTAGTTAATTTTCGTTGAGGTCATTAATTTGTTCATCAGTGATGGATCGGGATGTCTACCGAAAGCATCAACTGTTTGTTTGTTTTCGTAGC